CAAGGGGACTGAAAAGTTGACCACCCAGATGGCTGCTTTGGAGGCTATGCCTGTTGCTGCCCCGATCAAAGCTGTCAAAGCCCCAAAACCTGAACTCGAGGCTGCGTAAGCCAGTTGCCCTGTCCTTTTGGGTAGGGCACATAAACCTAACGGCGAGAAACCTATGAAGCATGTGATGATCGACACAGAGACCTTGGCCACGACTGCTGATGCTTGCATCCTGAGTATTGGGGCAGTTAAGTTTGATCTTGACTCCGAAGCCGTGGACGACAACGGCTTCTACGCCAGTATCTCGGTGGACTCGAACCTCGAGTTAAAGCGGCGCATCAGCGAGGACACCCTCATCTGGTGGATGGCGCAGGGGCCTGCCGCGCAGGGTGTATTTCATGAGTCGAAGCAGACCCTGCGGACTGTACTCGAAGAGTTTGCTGACTGGTTGGCAGCCTCGGACATCCACGTGTGGAGTAATGGGGCTGACTTCGACTTGCCTATACTGGCTCACGCGTTTGTTCAGTGCGGTATGGATGTGCCTTGGAAGTTTTGGAATAGCCACTGTTTCAGGACCTACAAGAACCTGCCCGGCGCCAAAGCTATTCGCTCACCGGTAACCGGTGTCAAGCATAATGCCTTGTCAGATGCCCACCAGCAGGTGGTCACCTTGCAGGCAATCCATAAGGCATTGTTCGTAGGCAAGCCCCACGCGATGGTGAAAACATGAAGCCGGCCCAGGCCGACGACAACCGCCGCAAACGCCGAGCCCTGGTAAAGGCGCTTGGCAAACGACAGTTCAAAAAACTTTACAGAAAGGCTCAAGTATGAGCGACTACGATGAAAAACTATTCGCATTGGTTCTGGCAGCTGTGGCCTCCGGCCTAGCATCCCCCGAAGCAATCACCAAGGCTACCCGGCTTATGGAACTCTTAGGACACAAAAAATGACACAAACCATCGACCAAACCCTCGCCGAACGCGGCGCCCGCTACGGTGACTTTGAGGGACATGCCCAGATAACCCAGAGCATCAAAGTGGCGATGTATGACAGCGACAGCTGGGATGCTCTGGATGACGACATCAAAGAATGTCTGGAGATGATTGCTCACAAGATCGGCCGAGTGCTGAACGGTGATCCCATGTATCCAGACAACTTCACAGACATCTGCGGGTATTCCAGACTGGTGGAAAAACGACTGTTGGCTCGAGAACAGATGATCAAAAGCGAAGCTGACAACGAACAGTCTGCACAACAAGCGGCGAACTTCGGGGAAGTTTCGGCAGCGCTCGGGGTGCTCCTACGGGCTGGTGTTATCAGGCAGACAGACGACGATGGCGACGCCTGAAAACACGTTTATTCAGGGGGTCCACAGGTATCTGCCTGTGGACCTCTACCGAATGAAAAACCACAACCAGTTTAACGCCGGCATTGCCGACGTCTGGTACAGCGGCAACGCTGCTGATCTCTGGGTTGAATACAAACACATCACTATTCCAAAACGTCCTGACACTCTGATCACTATAAACCTTTCAGAGCTTCAGAAAAACTGGCTTCGCAGCCGACACGCTGAAGGCCGAAACGTCGGAGTAATTATTGGATGCAAAGAAGGTGGCGTCTACTTCGAGGGTGTGTCTTGGGATTCGACTTTTACCGCCGAGCAGTTCCGTAAATCAATTTCGACACGTGCTGATCTGGCCGCGTTAATAACCCTACATTGCAATCTATGCCAGCCCTACTCACAGTCGAAGAAGATGCGATAGCCGCGGCCCAGGGCTGGAGTCTATGCCATGTTTATGACCTCGCCACTGAAAAGTGGCGAGTTCAGGTCTACGCACTGCCCAACTGTGAGCAAGCAGGTGCGTTCGTTGTCAACCAAGCGCGGATGGGCAACGCGATTTGTATAAAAGCATTACGGCTCATGCAAGCGAGCCATCAAGGATAAATATGAGACTGAATAACCTGGAAGGTCGGGTCATCGGACGACTATTGGTGCAGGACAGAGCGGCCGACTACATCCAGCCAAATGGCAGAAAGCGCGTTCAGTGGAATTGTATCTGTATATGCGGAGGGCAGGCGACCGTCGAAGCCGGGAACCTATCCACTGGCCATACCCAGTCTTGCGGGTGCCTTGTTGCGGATATGTGTGCAGCTACTGGTTCTAAATTCGCAACCCATAGACAAACAAAGACTCGCGAATGATACGCATGGGTGAGCGCGCAGGGTAGGTGCAATAACCCAAATACTTCATCGTACAAGTACTACGGAGCCCGAGGGGTAACTTTCTGTAAACGTTGGACGAAGTCGTTTGAGAACTTTTATTCTGATATGGGTGCGTGTGCCCCGGGGCTTTCGCTTGAGCGTAAGGATGTTAACCGCGGATATGAGCCCTCCAATTGCAGATGGGCGTCAACCAAGGATCAGGCCAGAAATAAGCGCAGCACCATTCGCGTTACCTACCAAGGCATAGAGACATCCCTTGCCGCGTTAGCCGAATCCATGGGGCTCGAGTACCGAATTACTTATGAACGCTACCAGCGTCAGGGCTGGAGCATTGAAAAGACTGTCAACACACCAACGAGGCCACGAAAATGTTCCGTCCCACATTAGCGGTTAATGCGAATCTTGAAAAAATTGATTGGAGCCGCGGCATGTATGCCAGCCCCAAACTCGACGGCATCCGTTGCAGCATCGTGGACGGCAAGGCTTTAAGCCGTACGCTTAAGCCGATTCCGAACAAGCATATCTACGAACAGCTCAGCAACCATAAGTTGACGGGAATGGATGGTGAGTTGATTGTGGGCAGCCCAACCAGCAAAACTTGCTACACCGAGTCTGTGTCTAATGTCATGGCGTTTGACAAGGTGCCGGCCTACACGTACTACGTGTTTGACCTCCACACGCATGCACGGCCGTTCCGTGAACGCCGACAGGTCATGCTCGACTGTCTGGGTAATGGTCAATGGGGCAGGTACCCTCAAATCTGCCTACTCGAACAGAACCTCTTGGCCAACGAAGACGACATGCTGACCTACGAAGCAGCCAAGGTTGAAGAAGGTTACGAGGGCATCATCCTGCGCAGCCCCGACGCCCCCTACAAGCATGGGCGCAGCACGGTAAACGAAGGTTATTTGCTCAAGCTAAAAAGATTTGAGGACAGCGAGGCCGAGATCATTGGCTTCGAGGAAGAGATGTTCAACGGGAACGAGGCGCAAACAAATGAACTGGGCAGAACAAAACGCAGCACAGCGCAGGCGGGTCTCGTGGGCAAAAACACATTGGGCGCGTTTCTTGTCAGAGACGTCCACACCGGAGTCGAGTTCTCAATTGGGACTGGGCTTACGGCCCTCGAGCGAGGAATCTTCTGGGCCCATCAAGATGAATATGTTGGCAAGCTCGTGCGCTATAAATTCTTCCCGGTTGGTGTCGTTAACAAACCTAGACACCCAGTCTTCACCGGTTTCAGGGACTTGAGAGACCTGTCATGACGTGCACTCACTACACCACATCATGGATGGAACAAACAAGGAAAACCCAATGAACTTTGACCAAGACGACTTCGCCATCCAGCTGGTGTACCTGGTGGCGGGCGCTGAACCTCGGATTGACATTCAACACATCACGAACCGCCTCATGGGCTCCGAGAGTGATCACCCGCTACACGCTGGCGGCGGGCACATCGGAATGGTGGAGGACCTCATCTCATACGCCAAGCAGGTGTCAGCTTATCTGCGCACCAGGCCCGATGGTCAGGAGTTTCCCGGGGTGTTCGAGTACGAAGTCACCGAGCCCCTTGGGGCTTGGTTGGCTGACAACTGGGAGACCGTGGGCCTATATTCTTTCAACACCGAACTAGAGGCGCGGGCTGCTGCGTTTTTTGCCTAATGACCCACAAACTTACCGCCGATGGTGCAGCTGTTGTCGCTCCCGACATTAACTGGCTACCCATCGACAAAAACACACCGATTGGCGTCCGCATGATGCTGATTGAAAAATCTCAGGGTGTAACCTACGTACGCGCCCACTTCTCGGACGATGGCTTTGACCATTGGTTTCCGCTCCCCACTTTTAAGAAAGACTGATATGAGCTATTCTGAAGTTGAAATGAAAGTCCTCCAGTGGGGCGAAGCTCGGGGCATCGTCAAGAATGCCAAACCCCTAGGTCAGGCGATCAAGACTCTTGAAGAGACTACCGAGCTGTTGGACGCCATCAACCGTGGCCACCGGGACGACACAGTTGATGCTGTCGGTGACGTAGTAGTCACGCTCATCATGGTGTGCGCCACCCTTGACCTCGACCTGGTGGCGTGTCTACACTATGCCTATGACCAGATCAAAGATCGCAAGGGCTACCTGACGCCTCAGGGCGTGTTCGTCAAGCAATGATCCCGGAGCCGCTGCCCAGGGGCAGACGCTAAAAAAGGCTCAGCAAATATTTTTCCACCAACGGGCGCTTAGCCCACAACCTTGAGAGCAGCTATGCAAATTTATAAGACATTCGCTACCAACACAGAAACAGGTGCCGTGGCCATCAGTTGGCAGGG